TGGGCAGCTACATCACGCAGCGTTGGCATCTGCCGAAAAGCGCCGGGGCCATCAAGGCGAAAACTGAACCCGGGAGCGCGGTTGAACCCGCGAAGCCGATCCCCCCGGCGCAGCAGGAGTCACCCCCCGCCGGTTCCCAGCCCAAGCGCTCAGCTCTGGCAACCGCTCTCACACAGGCCATCGACCGCCCGATGCGCTGGCCCGATGCGGCGCGAGCAGTTGGCGCGAACCCGAAAGACGGGACGGCTCGACGGGCGCGGGACCAGCTTGTCGCTGCGGGCGCAATCGAGCGCCGCACGGACGGAATGCTCGTTCCCACCGGTGGACGACAGAACGTTCCCACCGGTGGTATTCAGGTCGGCGACCGCGAACTCCGTCGCGAACCGCTCCAATTCGAGGTCGACGCCGCAGTGGACTTCGCAGCCATGGAGGAGGTCTACACCTCGGGCCGAGATACCCTCCTGGAGGCCGTCAGAGCCGCACAGGCGGCACAGATCGATGAACTCGCAGAATCGGTCGAGGCGGCAGCAGGAGACGCCTCAGCGCTTGCGAGCCTCAGCGTCGAGCCGGTGCCGACCGAACTGATTGAAGAGCACCTTCTCGAAATCGCCGCCGCCGGGGTAGCTAGTGCGCGGGAAGAGCGCGAGGCGCAATTGAAACCATCAGCTACCAGGGATGATGGAATCGATGATTCAAAACCCGCTGCCGCCACCGAACCCGAAGCCGACCAAGCCGCCATCGACTCCCGGATCGCTCAGGAATCCGAGGGTGTAGCACGGACCCTCGCGGGCGGTCTCGCGGCATCGGCATCCAAACGCGCCACGATGCTGCGAGAGTTGCCGCCCGCTGAAGCCGCTTCGCTGACACGGGAATACCTGACGGCATTGAAAGGCGCGGCGCTTCAAGAACAGATTGGCGGGGCCGTGACTCATGCCTACGGCATTGGGCGACAGGAGTTCATGAAATCCGCCGACCCGAAATTGGTCTTCGCGAGCGAGGCAATGGATCAGAACACGTGTAGCACGTGCTCTGATGTGGACGGCACCGAATACCCGAATGTCGAAGCTTCCGAAGGCGACTACCCGGCGGGTGCGGGCTACGTGAACTGCGAAGCGGGGCTTCGCTGCCGTGGCGGCGCAATCGCGACCTACTGATGTATGGCCCCCTCGCAATCATCGTCGCGCTCGCGGCTCCAGTCGGCGCTTATTTGGTCGCGGCCCGTCGTTTCAGCGGGAAAATCGAAACGAGTGACGCGAAAGACCTCTGGAAAGAAGCGGCGAGTCTGCGCAAGTGGTCGATGGAGAGGATCCAGCAGCTCGAAGCAAGGATCGAAGCGCTCGAAAAAGAGAACCAAGGACTGAGAGGGAAGCTGAATGCCTGATGCCAACGAGGTACTGAAATCGATTCGCAAGACGTTGCGCTGGCTCGTGGCGGCTACCGTGGTCCTATATCTCTCTTTCGCTGGCATCGCGATCTACAATTTCGTTACGAACCGCGATCAGCAAGCCGCGCTCTGCGAATTGCGAACCAGCATGAAGGTCGAAGCGCGGGCGTCGAAGGACTACCTGCGCTATTCGTCCCCTGGAACGCCCATCGGGGCTAGGGTCCGGGCCAATTATCGCAACCAGCTCGCCGGGATCGCAGCGCTGAACACGCTATCCTGCTAGCACCTTGACGCGCGGCAACGTTTCGGCTATGCTCACGGAGTGATCCTGACCCGCGACGAAAGGCCGAACATGGACAAGCCACGACTCTCGCCAGCGCAGGAAAGGATGTTGCTCGCCGCCGATAAGCGCTACGGCAAACTGTCGCCTGGCGGCGAAGAGGCGCACTGGACCTTTGTCGGCCGCGGCCGAGCTTCCACCGCTAAGGCGCTCGAACGCATGGGGCTGGGCGGCTACACGATGGACGACGGTCGTCGCGCGGCGAAGTTCTGGATCTGGGAGGCGGGGCACAAGGTCGCGGGATCGATCCGCGAGGCCGCCTGATGTTCCTCATCGAAAAGCACGACCCCTACGCCCCGGATGACTCGGGGGATGAGCGGTGGGAATGTGTAAGGCCGCTTGAGGCAAAGCATCGATGGGAAGACCTAACCGGTGACAGTCGTGCGTTCTCCCGTGAAACCATCGAACTAGCCGAGTTTGAAGAGCAGAAGTGGACCGACCCCGAAACGGGCGTCGAAGTCACGGCGAGGCGAGCGTAGTGGGAATCGGGGCCTTCGACCCGAACGTTAGGCGCCGCCGTATCGTCGGGATCGACCGCAAGAAGCTGCGACGCCGGGCCGAAAACCTTGGCCTCGTTCATTCATGGCTCGACCCTGACCCCCCAACCTTCGACTTCCCGACTTGGCGGGTCTGTGCCCGGCCGTGGGATTGGCAGATCGACGGATGAATAAGCGCGATCTCGAAATCAAATTGAGCAACGAGGAAATGTTCAGACGGAATGCTGAGCACCGGACGGAAATCGCTGAGGCCGCATATGCGACCGCGATACGCGATAAGAAGGCCGTGCAAGCCCGCCTTCGTGCTGCCCGCGAGATCCCGCAGGAGCGCCCAGAATGGCTCAGGATCGAGGAACGCGCTCGGGTCATCATCTGGATGCTGATCTGGTTTACGGTCGCTCTCTTCTGGGCGGCGGTTGCGTGGGCGGTGTTCGGATGAAGCACCGGCTTCGCTTTGATCTTCCGAGCGCCTCGCCCGAACAGGATGCGACCACGTTGCGTGACGCCCTGCGACGATCAACGTCGGATTGGCCGATCCCGGGCGAATGGCGAATCGGCTACAAGGCACAGCGGGTGGTCCTACAGCTCGACGTGCCCTCGTCGCCGGTTACGCGCTACAGACGAATTGGCCTATTCCGCTGGGAGCCATATGTGGTTGACGAGCCACAGACGCCTTTCGCCATCGACCAGTTGCGTCAACGTTGGCCACACTCGATGGCGATGCCCAAACCAACCTGCGAGTCAATCCTGTGAGCGCCATCGTCGGCGCCAAGCTAACCGCCCTACGCGAAGCCCTAGAGCGCGACGGTGAGGTCCGATTCAAGAACGGCTCTCTCGTCACCCGCGAGGTCGACCACGTCGAGGTCTCCGATGCGGAGCCGGGCGCCGACGGCGAGCCTGCCACCGAGGAGGTCGTCACCTTCGTCGTCCGGCGCCCCGCGGGCGGCATCGCCACCTACAACGAAGGGGAGGTCAGCGCCGCCTACAGGATGGCGCTCGACGGTCCGAGGCCGAAGGCTCAGCCGAGCGGCACCGGCTCGATGTTCGGGGACGACCCACCCTTCTGATCTGCGGGGCGGGTAGGTCGTGGTTCCGCTTAGCCGCCCCTAGAACGACAAAACCCGCCGGGGAGGGCGGGCCTTGACGGAAGCAGTAGGCTTCGGCGTCAGTGTCAATGACGATCTCAAGAGTACCTCAGTGAGCGGCGACCGCGCCAAACGCTCGGCCCGCTATCTAAGGAAGGTCCACCGGGACCGTGAGTGGCTCTTGCGCGAAGAACGTAAGGCTCGCGGCGAACGAAGCGAGAACGAGAAGTTCGCTGACGAGTTAGTAAATCGGCTCAGGCGCAAGGACACACGGGGCGAGTAGCTACGCGCGGTAGCCCGCGCCCCGCCTGTGCCAAGCAGACCAGCAGGGCGTGAAACCAAGAGGCGAGGCCGAATGTAGCCGCCAAGACTCGCGTGAGCTAGCCATGCAGAGCGCGATGAGACAAGGCAAGCGCCGGGGTAATCGCCCCGAAGGCAATTCACCAAATCCGTAGTTGGACTCCCAACGGGGAGCACCGGACGGTCAGGGGAGCGCTGGCGGAACGGAAGATGTTGACTTCTCTGGGGCAGGGGGAAGGCTTTGTTGTGGTCGAACCCTGGCTTTACTCGCTGCTTTTCAGGGTCCTGGCACGGCCGTATCGTTCGAGGCATGAGCGCCCTCGTCACGATTCCGGAGATCGAGTTGGTGTCCGTCGGCATGGACTGGCCCGGTTCAAACAGCTCGTTGACCTTCCGCTTCGATCACCTCCAGGACGCGATGGTCGCGGCGAACGAAGACCCGCACATACAGCTCCCGAGGATCAAGATCGGCCACACGGACCCGCGATTCAACACCGAAGTCGAGTTCGACCACGACCCCTTCCACGAGTTCGATGACGGAGAGCCAGCGCTTGGCTCGGTCGAAAACCTGCAACTCGTCAACGACGGTGCGGTGCTGATCGGCGACTTCGTCCGGGTGCCGTACTGGCTCGCCTCGATCATGCCCGCCGCCTACCCGTCCCGCTCAATCGAGGGCGCATTCCTCAACGGGCAGTGGAAGGTCGAGACCCCTGGTGGCAAGGAGTACAGCTTCGTCCTGACGGCTGTAGCACTGCTCGGGATCTTCCGACCCGCCGTCGAAGACCTTGAGGACCTGGAGGCGTTCCTGGTTGAAGGTGACGGGGTCGAGTACGTGACGCCGGAGGATCTCGCGGAAGTGCAGTAGGCTTCGCGTCGTCTACGCCTCCTCTCGCACGACGTAGAAATCGGACGAGAGGCGCGAGGGCCGCCCTGGCTTTCGGCGGCCCTTCGCATTTCAGGGGTAACCCTGCGCTGCCAACATTGGGACCGTGAAGCGCGATCCCAAACCCGTCGCCGCGCGACCGCGCCGAGCGGCACCGCTGCCGAAAGCAGCCGCCGATATCGACCGCGTGATCGAGATCGCGTGCGACGAAATCTGTGAGGGCGAGTGGGGCGAGGAGTTCTACTGGTGGTGGCCTCGTGCCGCATGGGTAGACCCGAACCAGATCCTTTTCGACTCAAACGACGGCCATGTTTTCCGCCGCCCCTTCACGACCGACGACGAACAGAACGTGACCTGGGCCGACGCCGTGGAGGTATTGGAGACGTGGAAAGATATCGCGCCCGCGGCCAAAGCTGACGTGCTCGTTACCGCTAGCCAGTCCGCCCCGGCGCGAGTCTTCACCTCCCGTGAGGACTCCCCCGCTCGGCCACCGAAAATGGCCTCCGAGCAAGGGGTACCTGACGCCGATAACAATGTTGGCATGGACCCAGAGTTGATCCGCGCCGCACTCGGCCTCGCCGCCGATGCAACCGAGGAGGAGGTCACGGCAGCCGCCGAGGCCCGCAAAGCCGAGTTGGCCGCAGCGGAGACCGAGGAGACGACCGAGACCACGGAGACGACCGAGGAGACCCCGGCCGAGGAGACCACCACCGAGGAGTCTCCCGCCGCTTCGCAGCTTCCCGAGGGCATGGTGGCGGTCCCGGCCGACAAATGGGCCGAGGTCCAGTCCGGCGCCGCCACCGCGACCCAGCTCGGAGAAAAAGCCGAGGAGACGCACCGCGACAACACGATTGCCGCAGCTTGCGCGTCAGGCAAGATCCGCCCCGCCGACCGCGAGTCGATGGTCAATCTTCACGCTTCCGACAAAGACAGCTTCGACCGCCTGCTCACTGAGCCGGTCGCGAAGGGCGGGCTTGCTCCCGGTCTCGTGCCGGTCAGCGCTCGCGGCAATTCCAAGCCTGAGGCAGCGGCGGCAACCGCCGAGGTCGATGAGGGCGAGATGGCCGCGCTGTTCGGCCCGGCATACGCGGGAGTTGATAAGCCATGACCGAGGCAATCGCACGCTTCAAGCCGGGCGAGAACATCAGTGTCTTCGCCAAGAAAACTCTCGAAGCTGGCCGCTTCGTCAAGATTGTCGGCGTCAGCTCTCTCGGCGCCTACGAAGCCGAAGTACCGGCTGAAAAAGCCAACCCGAACATCGTCTTCGGCGTCACCCAGCGCAGCGCCGCCGAAACGCTCGGGGCCGAAGATCAGGACCGGCTCATCGAGTGCTGCCGCCCCGACTGCGTCGCCCGCGTCATGGCGGACGGCGAAGTCAAAATCGGCGAAGAAGTAATGGTCGGGTCAGAAGGCAAAGCTAAAAAAACCGAAAAAGGCGAAGGCGCGGTTGGCATTGCGCTCAGCACCGGGAAAAACGTGTTCATCGAGGTCGACTTCAGAGGGGCGGCGTAGCACATGACGGTCCAGAACCCAGTCGGCCAGCCACTAGGGGGCGCAACTGTCTCGGGGACACTCGTCACCGTAGACACCTACGTCAACCCGCCGACCAAAATCCCGACCATCATCCGCAACCTGGTTTCCAAAAATCAGGGCTACTTCATCGAGAACATCTTCCGCACCCCCGGCATGACCGTCGAGGGCGGCGCGGTGCTCTACGAAGAAACCTTTCCCGAAGACCTCTTTCTCCCTGCCGACCAGTCCTTCGCGCCGCGTGCACCGGGCGCTGAGGCTCCTCGCCTCGGGTCCAAGCGCTATGAACCGAAGGTCGCGCGACCGAAAAGCTGGTCGGGATCAATCGAGGTAACCGACGAGGCGCGCAAACGCAACGACGTGATCTCGATCTCCAACCAGTTCACGAAAGCCGCCAATACCCTGGCGAACAACATCCAGACGACCGGCATCGGAGTCCTGAAAGCCTTCGTCGAAGGCGGCAGCCGTCAGGTCGAATCGCCGATCAACTGGACCGAAGCCCATGCAGAAGGAATCCTGCATTCCGATCCTTCCAAACTGCCCTTCGCGGACTTCGCTCGCATACTGAACAAGTTCGTCAGCGATAAAGCGGGCGTGCTGCCGGACACGCTGATCATCCACCCCGATGACTGGCAGACCTTGATCGTCTTGTATTCGACCTTCGGCGGTGGCGTCGACCGCATCCTCGCCCAGTTCGGGATCACTAACCCGGTGGTGACAATCCTCGCCACCAAAGGCGCCCCCTACTTCCTCAAGGCCGGTCAGATCGGCGCGATGCTCTTCGAGAAACCCCTTGTGCAGGAATACACCCGCGAGGGAATCCGGTTCACGGACGTGTTTACGCTCGATGTAGCCCCGGTCCTGGTTGCCTACGACGCCTCGGCGATCTGGCAGCTGACCAAAATCAACGAATAGACTTTCCGGTAAGCGGTCGGGCGAATGGGGCATCTTCGGGTGCCTCTTCGCATCATGGGATGCGGTGGGCGCTAACCTAGGCATATGGCTTTTAATCTGGGTTCGACCACTCCGCTGGCAAAAGAAGCCACCTACTCGACGGCTTGGCAAACGGCGACATTCTGGTCCTCTTCGATTATCGGCACCGTCGCCGCCGATAAAGCAGGCACCCTGCATATCCAGCAGAGCGCCGATGGCATCACGGTTGACGTGGACACCACCTATGCCATCGAAGCCAACGACGGTAAGGGCTTCTCAGAGGACCGCGTAGCGCCCTTCTGGCGGCTTTCTTACGTCAACGGGGCCGCGGCTCAAGGAACCTTCCGGATTGCCGCAGAAACCCGCGGAGGGCACTGAGCGTGGCCGAGGACATCCTTGGCGGCGCCTCTGACACCTTGGGCGGCGGGTCTGGCGCTGGCGCCCTAGCCGAAGAGAAAGCAGCCCGGGAAGCTGCCGATGCGACCAAGCAGCCTCTCGATTCCGACCTGACGGCGCTCGCGGCACTGACCACCACCTCCTTCGGCCGGGCGCTCCTGACCCTCGCAACCGCCACAACCGGGCGGGAAGCCCTCGAAGCTGCCTCGACCGCAGCGCTCGCAGCGGAGATCTCGGCGCGGGAAACCGCAGTCGCAGGCGCGCTCCCGAAACCCTCGCCTGTCCCCGCCTATACCCAGACCTTCTCGACCGCAGCTCGCACGCATGTAGCGGCCGAACTCTCGACCACGCTGACCGGCCTCTTACTTACCGAACTGATCGAACAGCTCAACACGACAAACAAAGCCGTCAATGAGCTGAAGAAGCTCTGCAATGGAGTCGTGGACGATATGCAGGTTGTCGGGCTCGCCAAATAGCTGAGGGGCGACGAACGGCCTCTACGCTGTTCATGTGGCCCCGACCGAAATCACCTGGCGCCCCGATGTAGCCGAAGTCGCCTCCTACATCCGCGCTCGGACCAAGATTGCGGGGGGCGGGGAAGCGGGCACGTTCACGGAAGGCACGAAGCCGACCGAAGAACAGGCCGAAGGAATCATCGACCAAGCTGTACGCCGGGTGGCCTCAGAGATCGGCGCCAGCCCGTGCACCGA